CTTTTCTAACCAATCGGATAATAATAATCCATTTCGTTTATTTATCTTAAAATTATGTTTGCTCATTAAAGAACGGAATCTACTATCATATCTTATTTTTAATTTTGCACTTTCTTTAACTGCTCGCATTACAGGAAGCCATACTTTTTTATATACTACTCCAAACTTTCCACCTTTTTTATATTCATCTTGCATTAACGCCATATTATGCGGTGATTGAGATTGTTTATAAATGTCTCTTATAGGAGCGGTTTCCAGTTCTTTCACTGCATAAAAACCACTTTTGCGAATTGCGGGTATTTTATTACCGGACTTTGTTTCTTTTATCGCAACATTAGAAATGTCGGAATTTTCTAATATTTCTTTTCTTTTCCCTTTAGATAAATTAATAAAGCTATCAAATATTTCCGGTTTATCTTTGTTTCGAATATTTTCGGAGACTTTTGGTTCATCACTATTTAATTGGAATAATGGTTGACTTTCCAATATTTTGTTATTTATTGGTTCATCTTTAAACTTCCCTTTTAACATATCATCATAAAATTTACCTTCCGAAACAAATCCTTTGCCTTTAAAGAAGTTCTTTAAAGATTCCCATATATTTTTAAGTTTATCAAAAAATTCTTTATACCAAGCCGCTCTCGGTGTTTCTGACATAAATTTGCTTTCATCTGTGGAATATGCTTCTGCCTTTTTACTAATATTTTCCCAAGCTTTTAAAGTAGTTGGATTATTAAAGTCGAATGGGTCGCCTTTTAAATCCCAACCATTAAGTTTTAATAAAGCTTTTCCACGTCTCGGATTTTGATTTAAAACAATCTTTGTCGCTCCGTGTGCGATTTCGTGAATAGCTGTTGTTAAATTTGCTACATTGGGGTTAATTTTAATTGTATTAGATTTTAAATCTGTACTACCCGCTACTGCTTTACCATTTTTATCTTTAATTGATGTATCTAATTTTACATTAAAATTATTCCCAAGTAATTTATTAACTGAATTAATTTGAGTATCTAATTGTTTTTTAGGAAGTGTTGAAAGAAGTTTATTGGGTTTTTGATAAAGATTAACTTTTTTACCTTTCTCTGTAGAAGAAACCTCTTCTAATAATTCTTTTATTGCAAACTTGTAATCCATTATATTTTTCATAGATAAATCTTGAGATGGGTCTGAAAATGCTCCTCGTGTTTTTCTTTCTTTCTCCAATTCTTTATCTATTTTTTTTAATGCAGACTTAAGCTTTGCTTCAGTAGGGTATTCTTTTCTAAAAGATTCTTTTATTCTTCCAAAATGTTTATTTTCTATTTCTTGTCTTTTGTTTACTTCTTCAGTATAATCCCCCAAATATTCTTTTGTCTTTTCTATTCTATCTTTAAGTTCATCAAAATTATTACTTTTTTCTGCTCTTTGGATTGCGCTTTTGAGAACTGATTGACGTAAAGCACCAACCATTCCATTTTGTGCTAATGCTTTCGCTTCATTTAAAATACTATTCTCTTTTGCCCCTTTATCTATTATCGCTTTTGAAAGTGGTTTATTGGATTCTTGATAAAGTTCTGTGCCTTTGTCTTCAATTTTTTTGCCTATCTTCACTTTTTCTCTATTAACTTGTCTTTGTACTGTATTTAACTCATCATTAGATAATTTACGCCCGTGGATTTTACCAGTTCTTAATATTAATTCGCCTTCAGCTATACTATTTTTTATTTTTTGTACTTCTGTCTGGTCTGTTATAATTTTGACTTTTTTATTTGATTCTATTGTACCTTTTTTTTGCATTTCTGAAACTTTCTCAATAGGTAATCTTAATTTTTTCGCAATTTCTTCATTGGATAAAGGCTTTTCTGTCTCTTTATTTTTTGTCAAATCGGGATTATTTTTTAATATTTCTCTAACTGGAATATCTAATTTTTTTGCAATATCTCTCGGTTTTTTGCCTTCGTTAAGCATTTGTTGAATGCTTTTTAATGTTTTTGGTATTCCCGCATTATTCTTTGGAATTCTCTCTGTATTTTTCGTGATATTTTCTTTTTCAATAGGTTTTTCGGTTTTAATAGGAAATGCCTGTTTACTTTCATTGTTAACCCCTTTATTAACTCCTTTAAGTGCATTTATGTAAATTGTTCGAATTCTATTCTTTTTCTTAACAAGACCTTCATTATTGTTGTTTTTTGCTACCTCAATTTCTTTATTAAGGTTTTTAATACGTTTTAATGCAGTGATACGCTTAATAGTAATACCGTTTATTGTTATATCCTTCGTCGCTGCCGTCTGGCTCGTTGCTGGCGGCGTTTTCTCTTGTAATTTGATGTTATCCTTAGGTGTAGGTAATTCTTGAGCATTTTGGGGTATTTCTGGCTCTATTTTTGTCCCCATTGGTCTTTCAGGTATCTCACCCATTCCTAAAAGTTTTAATACTTGATGCTGGACTGGATCCTCAGGCATTAATCCTTCTTTTTTTAAATAATTAGCTGCCACTTCTCTTTCAGCAGGTGTTCTCGAAAGGTCTTTAGACATATTCGAAAAATATTCATATCCTGCAGGTGCTAAATTACCTTTATAACGGATTGGGGATTCATAATTCGAAGGTAAATTTTTATTAATTTTATTTAATGCTTTCTTACCTACGTCCATTGATTTTTTTAATGTTTCCATTACATCTTCAGGTTTTATTTTATCAATGGGAACTTTTAATAATCTTAATCCTAATAATGTTGCCCCAAGTGAATTAATATCGCTTATTCTCGAAGTTATATTATTTATTCTTTCGGGTGTTGTGTGTAAATATTTTGCAATCTCTTTGTTATTAGGTAATCCTGTTTTATCTAATAATTTTGCTCCTTCTCGTGGAGCTTGAGCTAATATTTTAAAAGGTAATTCAACTGCATTAGCTAAATCTTTACCTCCTAACGAAAGATTTTTTGTGATTTTAACTTCTGGAATTTTTTTTAATACATCAGTTACTACTGAAAAAGCAGTTGAAAATGGAGCAAATAATTGATTTCCAACATCACTCACTGCCCCAATCCCCGAACCGATAGGATTTTTCGTAAAATTTGGTATATCTTCTTGCATTAATCTTCGTGAAGGTTCAACTAATTGATTTAGATATTTTCCTATCCCTTCAGGGTTAAAAATAAGAGAAGTAGGATGTTTTGGAGTTTCTTTAATTGTCCCTATTGGAGTCATTGGAGTATTTAAATTATGTTGTGCAACATCAGGAGGCAATTCTAATTTTGAAGAAGGAGGGACATTTGGCATATAAACATTGTTAGGGTTATTAAAATTATCGTATGTCCCTAATACAGGTTTAGGAATATCCTGTATTTTAATACCATCCCAATCATAATCCGGTAAAAAATCATATTTTTTTTTCTTGCTCATCTTATTTATAACTGTTTATTTGTAACTATTTAATGTTTCTTGAACTATTTTTTGATATACTTTAGTCTGATTTAGAGGATAGCCATATTTTGCAAAGAAATAATCTCCTAAAATTCGTTTATCTTTTAGTTTAAGTTTCTTTGATAAAAAAAGATAATTTTGTGCGGCTAATTCAGCTTTATCTTTTTTAGATATAGTTTTACCTTCGTTTTTTAAATTTTGCAAAGTATCATTTAATTTTGCATCGACAGCATTTAATGCTGCAACATCCGAAGGGGCTAACCCCTGTTCTGTAAATGATATAAAACCTTTTTTTGCCGCTTCAGCTTGAATTTGTGATTTCTCAATTGCTTTATATTGTGGATATATTTTATCATAATATTTTCTTAATTTATTCCCAACTATCCGATTGGGGATTAATTTGATTTTGCCGGTCTTTTCATCAATCGTTTTAGTCATTCCCCCTAAATTAGCATATTCCTGTGGGGTTAAAGGTTTAAAATTCGGATAAGTCTTTTTGAATTCATTCAAAGCAGTTTTATAATATATTAATTGTTGTAATGAATGATTAAATAAAGCATCTGATTTATTTAAATAACTTTTTGTATAATATCCTTTAACTTTATCAGTGTTAGGGTCGTAAGTTAAATTAGGATTGTTTGTAAAAGACATCACTCCGTTAGTCATTTTAATTATTTTTTTACTACGTGAAGGATATAAATATTTTGTTTTAGGTTTCGGAGGAGTGAATAATTTCATCCCTTTCAAATAATCATTATATCTTTTTTGATATTGAGATGGTAATTGTGAATATGCTTCTGCTTTTGATTGTGGTGTTGCTGTCCCATTAATTAAAGCTGAAACAATTGAACTGTTTCGAATGTCTTGTTCTTGATTTGATATAGTTTTTTGTTGATTTAATAAATCTTTTTGTTTATTTGCCCAATCTTGAGCCATAAATTTATTAAAGTCTGTATTAACTTTATCCTGATAATTAGAATGCCTTGTAATTGCATTGGCAATCATTTTGCCTATATCAGCAAAAGCTTGGTTATATGCTCCATATCCCTTAGCCATTATGATAAGAAATCCCCAATTAAACTGCCCCCGCCTGTTACAGGTGCAAGTGCTATACTTCCTCCCAATTTCATAATACCTGGGAAAGCATCTCGCCAAAAATTAAATGTTGATTGGTCATTATATTCTCTTTTTAATTCCTCTAATTTTGAACGTCCTAAATCAATATTCTGTTGTCCTAAACCAATTCGCTGTTGTCCTAAATTAGCTTGAAGACTTTCAGAATCTAAACCTAATAACTGTTGGATTGCTCTTTGTTTTGCATTTAATTGATTTTGACCGATATTCACATCAGATTTAGCAATTGCATTTGCTTGCTGTCCTGCCAACATTGAACTTATGACAGAACCTATTCCACTTCTCGATAAACCACTTTGTGCTAAATTCTCACTTGCATATCTTCTATTCCTGTCAAATACTTGATTAATATCCGAAGTTGCAACTTGTCGTTGCTTAGAATAAAGCCCATTATCGCCACTAACTAATCCTCGTAGAAATTCTTGTATAAATTGATTATTCTGCAACGAGTCTGATGCGGTTTTAGGATGATTGTAAGTATTTGTCCCTGCGTTTAGTCCTTGATAAGCACCCAAAAGGTTTTGAATTTTTTGTCCTCCTATATTTGGGCTTCCCCATCCTGTATTCCCAAAAACTTGGTCAGAACCTGGTTGTTTTATGAAAAAGTTATTTAACATTATATCACCTCTTAATCCATTGTCCATTAACTGCTTGATAAAAGTATCTTACACCTTTTTCAATAAATGAAATTGTTGTAAAATCATTAACTGTATTTATATCCGGTAAAACTAAATCATTTTTTACTAATTGAGCTTTTTTATTATCTAATAATTCCATTCGGGGTTGAAATTCATTCCTTAATTTTTCTAATAGTTCATTATATTCGCTTTCAGTCATGATAAAACTAAATCATTTTTTACTAATTGAACTTTTTTATTATCTTCTTCTATAGTATAACTTGGTTTACGTGGTGTTAAATAATATTGAATTTCAGTATTATAAAATTCTTTCAATCCCATTCCCTCAATTTCATATTGTAAATTAGTTGTATGAGTTTTAAAATTCCCTGACGTTGTTTGCATTGTTGATAATGTCCTATAAGTTATTCCACTATTATATACATCATCATAGACGGCTATAGAACCATCTGCATAAAGTTTCTGCGAAACAGCTTGAGTAGCTTTTTTATTATATTTTGATAAGATTTTTATTCCTCTTATCGAGAGTGAATTGGAGGGACTTTGGAATATTTTACTCTTTAACTTACATAATATTTCTATCGAATTATCACTACCTGAATAATCTAAATCAGCATTTTTATTGTATTCTAAAACAACATTTGTCCCTCCAAATATTACTTTCCCTTCATAAGTGCCGGTTTTAATTTCTGCAATTGAATTTAGGACTTGAGAAGAAAAAATAAATTTATACCAAGTCCCTATAATTTCATCATAAACTAATAAAACTGCATCATAATCTTGGTCGGTTAATAAAATCATATACCATTTATTATCTTTAGAATAAGCTACATCTTTAATAGAAGGCAAGAATAATTCCATATCAGGGTCAATAGGTAAACTTATTGGAAAATCTAAATTAGATGAATATTTATAAATTTTATTAAATTGAGCAAAATAATATTGAGTACCTATTTTAAGAAGTGATTTCCATAAAGTACAACCTATTTTCTGAACTAATTTAACTACTCGCCAACTCGTTGGAGTACCATCAACATAAATTTTACAAATTGAATTTTCTTTAAAAACTATCACACCATTATAATCATCAAAAATTCCTGTTATTTTATCTCCATCATCGGGGAAAATTTGTATTATACTTATTGCTTTAATATTAGCCGGCTGACCAGGTTCACTATAAACAATTGCTGAATCATATTGAACGGTTGCAGGTGAATAAACTGTAGTGGATAATCCACTATCACCTGTTTTATCAGTATAAGTATTTGAAAGAGGGTCTGGGAAAGAATTAATCTCATCTGTTAAAGTAGGATGATAATAAAACACACTCCCATTAGCTTTTGTACGATAAACTTTGCATTTAATTATATCTAAATCTTTTACATAATTAAATGTAGGAATATTTTGTGCTGTGAAAAATTCACCATTCACGGTAGTTAGGGTGCTAATACCGGAATATACAATATCGCTTTCAACCCCGTTTTTATCTATAAATGTAATACCCCATTGATAATCTCCTATGTCTAAAGTAGAAGTTCCTGTAGTTACGACCATTTCCCACGTATAACCTCCAATATCGGAGCCGGAGGTTGTACTTGCTGCCAAGTATTCATTTGGGGCAGTAAATATTTTTGATGTTTCTTCCACAGCCGCTAACCATAATCTTTCTTTATGAAATGTCATATAATCTGCCATTGATGGGATTTTAGTATAATTTGGTTGTTCTGAAGTTAATAAATCCGAATCGGCTTTATTATCAATCCAGGCAGTTGTTTTATTATCAATAATTGAATGGAAATAATAAACTTCACCATTAGCAGCAGTACGATAAATTACAATTGATTTTACTCGTGGGTCTGTACTTGCCGGTAAGACAAATTTTAAAGTTCTATAAGTAGAATCGGTAGAATTGTAAGGTGATGTTGAAATATAATGAGTAAATGGTAAACTCGGTTCGGATTCTTCCCCTAAATCTGTTAAATATGCTATTCTATATCTATAACGCACATCATTAGTTAAACTTCCTCCGCTTATATGGTAATTATCAATTCCTCTTACATCAGGTTTTTGGATTTCTAATGTAGTTGAAGTATTTAAATCTGTTCTCATTGGAGAGTCTTCGCCATTACAAAAGAATATAGAATTTAAATATGTTTGGAGGCGTAATTCAGTATTACTTAATGTAATACCAGGTATATCTGACCAACTACCATTATAAACTCTTAATTTTGTTCCAATTGCAGCAAGTAAATAATCAATATTATTTAAACGAGTAGGATATAACTTACCCACATCTCCTGTCCCTGCTGTTCCATAGATATTAAATTCTATTGCGCCTCGTTTAATAGCTTTATTGCCTTGAATATTTAAAACCATATTTTCAAGAACCGTTACTTCAGTATCTTTTAATTTAGTAGGATCTTCAAATTGATTTACTCGTGTAATACCATCTATTTTGAATAGATTCATCCTAATTCACCTTCAATTGTCTCAATTGGCGTTACCCCTTGATATTCTCTTAACCTTCTTACTTCATTTTCATATAACCCAAGAAAATCAGGGAATAAATAACTTAAAACTTTATTTTCAATTAATGTATAGTAATCCAATGGTAATTGGATTGTTGAATCTAAACTTAATAACGTATCTTGAAAATCAAGAATCAAAGGATAATAATTAAGTTTAATTTCAGTCCCTGCTTTTAAAGGAGGATAAACAACTATTCTTTTATTTGAATCATCAGTCCAATTAACATCATAAACTATTCCCGTAGAATCGGAAGGATAAATTGTATATCTCGTTGTAGAATCTGATAATACTTGAAAATCTCTTGGATTTATATAGTCAATTTCCTCATTATCAATAACCAAATTTAGGATTTTACCAAAATCCTTTGGTAATCCTAAAATATTATTATCCTCTATTAGTTTTTTGGTTTTATTAGAGATTAAAGCCATTGTTCTTAATTGAATTTCACTTTCAGCCTGTGAAATCCAATGAGAATATATAGGATCTTCAATCCTCACATAAGGTAAACCTCTACTTAAAGATATTGTTTTAACTCTTATGATTATCGAATCAATTAATTCTCTATATGTCATTTTATACCTTAAACCTTATAAAACTTTATTGCAATGTTTCGGAATTTTCTTCTTGCTTTTCACGTATTAAAAACTTTTCATAAGCAGTTTGAATTTCCTGGTCTAATTCACCTTCGGATTTAGCCGCTTTATTTTGAATTCTATAAATTTCATTAACTGCTTTTGAAATAATAAATCTTTCAAATTCCATTGGTATTTCAGTAAGGTCAGTATCAGCTACCATATCAGCCACAACTTTATAATAATAAACATTTGCGGTTGTAATTGTAGAAGGCGCTATAAAAACTATCCCTCCCAGTCGCATAAATCGAGGTTGTGTTACTGAAGGAGGAGAATAGGTATTTTGAAGAATTTCTTCAAAATTATCCGGTGATACTTCTCTTGCAATACCCGCTGAAGTACCGTCACTACAATCTATTTGTAAAACCGATTTAGGACTTTCCGAAACATTTGTCAAACTTGACATTGAGAAAGTTGCTAATGTATTCCCTGCATAAGTACTGGGACTTAGAGTTGGGGTAATAGATGTTTCCCATTTTTTCATCCCTAATCCATTTAATTGGATTTGTACATATCTTTGAGCCAAATTTATCATTCTATTTAAACGTGGGTCAGGAAAATTATTATTACCAAGAAGTCCTGCGTCAATCTTAATTTGGTCTCTTAATTCTTTTAATGTTGCCATTATATTCCTCTAATTAAATTAATTTTTGTATCAATTGTATAAATTCTTTAAAATTTATTGTTGATTCTTGAACACGTTCTATTTTCTTTAACATTTCACTAAAAGCATATAAAACTATTGCCGGATGGGCGCTTGGTAATAATTCCGGTTCTGTATATGAAGTTATAGTTGAGGTTATATCTTGAGGTTGTCTTATATAACTATAAGTAATTCCCGTACTAATTAATGAAAATTCTAAATTTGATTTTAACCTCACAGTTGGATTAGTAGTAGAACTTTTTAAATAAGTATTTGATTCTCTAAAATATTCTATTTCTTTAATATAATAAATAGGAGTTCCTGTAGAAGTTTCTGCATTAATAAAATCTAAAAAATCGGCAGGTAATGGGACTTCTCCATTTGTATCAGTCGTAGCAGTTGTCTCAACTATTAAATTAATTAGAACCGATGGCAATTTATTATGAATTCTATAAATCGCCATCAGTAAATTAATAATCGCAATTTGTCCATTCGATAATGCCCGATAGATTTCCGTATCTAACCAAGTCCCTTCGACAGTCTCGTCTAATAGAGTACGAACATTTGTTAACATCTGCGCTGTGGTCATTCGTATATTCTCATTTTAAGTTCGTTGAATTTTGCTTTTAATTCATCTGTAACATCAGTTTTAAACTCACCATTAACTTTTAAAACTTCCGCTTTGAGTTTTTCATATTCTTTAAATAAATTAATTAATTCATTCTTATCTTCTTTAGGTTCGTGCATCAATGCACCTCGTGTTCCGTGTACTACATTAGTTTGCGAAGAATGGACAGAACCTTTGAAAAATCCTCCTTGATTATCTTTATTGAAATGCGGATTTGATTCTAATGCTTTGATTATTTTCTCATCATCAGTCTCAAAAACTCCCGCTGCACCTTCCGGACGGAATTTAATTATCTTTCTACCTATTTGGATTTGTAATTCTCTGTGTTTTGAATAATATTTAGTCATTGTTTAACTCCTTTTTAAAAAGGGGGAGATCCCCCCTTATTTATTATTTAGACCATACTCCGCCGGTTTCTTCATTCATAAATTGAATACCTAAATCTTGTAGTAATTTAGTTGAAGTATAATCAGCCCCAGGCGGTTGCACATTTCTCTCTATCCTAAATTTCCTTGAACCATGCGAATCATTATTCATATGTCTTGCTACACATTTATCTACATCAATAGCTATTGCAGTTGTAGTATGTTCACCATCTAAGACAGGGTCGTAAACTAAATTAACATTCAGATAACCGTGTTTATATGTAGTTAAATCAACCCCATATTTTTTCACTATTTGATTTGTAGGTAAAGTACCGTACTTCGCTTTAATTATCTTCTGAATATCAAAGTAAACAGTTGAGCCTGCTAATAATAATCGTGAAGTAGAACCTTGTTTACCCACAGCCTCCAACCACGTATCTAATCCTGCTTCAGTAGTAGTTGTATAGGTGGATGCGTGAGTTGTAAACGTTCCAAGTGCTCCTTGCCCCCACGATTTCACCATTGAATCAGTGGTTGTTGCAAGACCTGATGTTAAAGATAAAAGTGCAAGACGTTCAAATTGAAATTTCATTTCTTCCATTTTCTTTTGTATTTGCTCCGCAAGACTTAAACCATTTGTATATGATTGCCCTGCTTCCTCTCTATTGGTTACCGAGACTGTATCTGACATAATCGTTAAACGATTTGTTTTTTCAACTTCCTGAGTTGTATAAGCTGTTCTTTGAAGTGCATTCTCAGAGTTCATTGAAGTTAAAATAGTGATATAATGCCCCGATGTTAAATCAGTTAATGCCGTTCCGTCTGGATTTTCTAATACCGCTGTAGTTGAAGTAGTTGAAACTACAATACCCATTTTTGATGTTTCGGTGATTAATACTAAATCATCTACATTAAATATTGAAAAATCGGCACAATTTGTTGCATTTAAAGTTAATTGTCCGGATACAGCGGTTATAGCCGCAGTTGTAGTTGTATCGTGCGGTAGTAATGTATCTTCCATCCAACTAAATGTACCTGTTTTATTAAAAACCGGTTTAGATGGTTTCCTTCCGAAGATTATAAATTGTGATAATGGAGTATTATAAGGTTTTAATACCATTAAAGTTTTCCATATATCCCGTTTTTGATTTGCAGCGAGACCATTCCCAGCGCCTCGGATTCCTTGAATTATTGCCATTTTGTTACCTCTTATTTATTTCCAATCGTTTTCATCAAATGACAAATCGAAAACATCGTTGACAAGTTTATCCTCCTCTGATAAATCTTCTGATTTAAATTGGACTTGCGAATTAACAGGTTGATTTACTGAACTTTTAGATTTTCTTATATTTTCGTGTAAAATATCGTAAGCTTTACTTCGTGATTTAACATCTATTTGTTCTTTTAATATTTCATTCTCAACTGCCATAACAACATCTTTTTTAAATCGCTCTGGATTTAATTTATAAAACCGTAAGTCCTTATCAGTTAATTTATTTTTTGATTTGAATAATTCAATTGCACTGTCAATTAAGACCCCATTCGGTAATGATTTCTGAAAGTCATCTAAAAAATCTTGCACCGCTTTTTTAGTTTCAGCTTCTTCCTTTTTCAATCGGGCAAATTCCTCTTTAGTTATAACTTTAACTTCCTCTTTAACTTCCTCTTTAGCTTTTTCTTTAATACTTTCAGTTGCATCAAGAATTTGATTTTTGAAACCTTCCGGGTCTTCAATTGGGTCGATATTTTCAATTGTCTCTTTTTTAAGTTTTGCTAATTCCTGTTGAGTTTTTGTTAATTCTTTTCGTGCCTCTTCGTAAGATTTCCCTATTTCATCAATAGTTTTTCCCTTCAAAGGTTTTAAAGAATTATATCGCTCAATTATAGAATCGTCAATTATAATTTCTGTAGGTTCTGTAACTTTAGGTTTTTCTACGGGTTCTTCTGTAGTATTCTCTGTAGTTTCTTCTTTGTTAGAAGGTTCTTCTGTAGTCCCGTTTGTAGTATTAACCGTTACGTTACCAGAATTCAGAAATTCTTGGATATTCTGCAAGCTATCGTCAACTTGTTCTGTCGGTTCGGGAGTGTTGTCAGTAAGAGTATCAGCAACTTGTTCCTGAACTTCTTGAGTGTTTTCTTCGTTTGCCATTTTGTTACCTCGTTTATTATAAATAATTAATAAAAAAGGGCTGATTTTATTTTATTCCTTGCGGAGTAATAAAACCAGCCCAATTGTTTTGGTACTAATTTATTTTTATTTAAAACTTATTTTTAAAGTCTATGCTTAATACCTATTTTTAATATTAAAAAATAATTCCTTTAGAATATAACTAAATTATTTTAATTGATTCAACTTTTTTTATAATTGTTATTTTCCCCTCGAAAACTCTAATCACTATTTCACCGTGACCAGAGTTAGGGAAAACTCCTAATTCTTTTAAACTTTCAATTAAAGCATTTTCTAATTTTTGTTTTATTTTAATGTTTTCCATTTCCATCTTTTGGTTCTGCATTTTGTTTATCTTCCAATAATTTAGTAATAGATTCAATAATACTATTTAACCCCTCTAATTTTATATCTCCTTGTAAAACCATTGCTGCTATAAGATGGTTAAATATAGTTGTTCTTGTAAGAAGTTCGCTTAAAAATTTATCTGCATAGTTAGGATCTCCAACCATATTAGCAATCACTCTTAAAAAATCAATATCTTTTTGTTCTATTATCATATTTTATCCTTCTTTAATTTTTTCTTTTCATACTCCATTTCAATATCCTCTATTTCTTGATTTATATCTGCTAATATTCACCACACATTCCGATTATACTTTCCACTGAATGGCAATTGGACATTATCAAACTTTTCATTTATAAAAGTTATTGTAACAAGACCTTCTTCCTGAATATTAAATTCACCCCATCTATTTATTTCAAAAGCAAATTGTTCTATTTTTAATACTTTTCTTCCAAATAATAAATTCATTCTAATTCCTTTTTAATTAATCTATTATAAAAAATTTTGGCTAAAAATTAGGGAATAACAATGCCAATCCAATAATTACTATAATAAATATAAAAATAATTATTACACTTTTCCCCACTTCATCCATTTTTAATCTCCATTAATTCATATTATATTTATATTTATACCCTTCCATCGCCGCATCGATTCTACTAAATAATTCTTTTCCACATTCATCTTGAGTCAATCTTACAGTTGTTTCTATTTCAATTATCTTTATTTCATTAGTTAAAAAATGTTTTACTTTTCTTCGAGCAAATCCTTTGTAAACTCCCCCACCTCTTGCGATTTGATATTCAAAACCTTTTCTAAATCCTCTATCTATTTCATAATTATCTTTTTTCTTATCGTGCAAAGGTTGTATAACATCCCCCTCCGGCGTATCTTTCATTAATTTTCCTATCTGCTCGGATATTTCGGGACTTAATCCTCTTTTTATACCTTCTTTTGTTACATAATTATCATCTTTTTTAAATCTAAAAATCATTTTTTAACCTCCTCTTTGAGATTAACGCCGTCTTTCATGCCTGCCAAAACTTTTGCTTTCTCTAAATTCAACTGCTGTTGTTGAAATGCCTGTTGTGATTGCATTAATTCTAAGCGCTCTTTTTTCAAATCTTGTATTAATGATTTCGGTAAATCCATAACTTCTAATTTTTTAGCTTGCCAACTCGGTAACTGCGTTAAAGTCGGGTCTAATCTTTCCGCATCTAACATTTGATTTAATTTTGTTAATTTTTCATAATCTGTCATGGGAGCTGTATCAATAACTAATTCTAAATCAGCGTCTTTCAAAAATGTTAATGCATTTTCAGGGTCATTAACTTTTATAAAACCATATTTAGAACGTTTGCTTTGGCTATAAATCCCATTTTCCTGTAAAATTTGGATCATTTCATCACTTAATTCACTTCCTGCAACTTTAAGAATCTTTTTCGCAGTATCATATTTTTGACTTAATTTCAACAATTTCCATCCCTTTGATACTTTATAACGCTCAAAATTATCCAGGAAATAATAATTACTCATTTTCCCTTGCTGTTGGCGTAAAGCTACCGCTCGCCCTGATTCATTTGCTGATTCTTTGAGCCCATTGACATTATTCCCACCGGTTATATCTGCTATTAATTGTCCTATTACACCAAGTACTTGCAGATACTGAGGATTAAAACCTCGTGATTCAACTACATCCAATACCCTTTCCCCTTTTTTGAAAATGATCCCACCGGTTTTACCCGCTTTCCTTGCTGCCGATGTGGGAGTTTCACCATTAGCTAATCGGTTTACATCCATTTCTAAGACATTTTTAAGTTCTTTCCTCATTGAATGATCCATTTGTTGATACATTTTATCGATGAAAATTTGAGGTGAACTCATTATATCCATTAACGAAACCCAATCATTCCCGACTCTCATTGAGAAATAAAAATTATAAGGATGAAACTCTAAATTCGTCTCTTCATATTCTAAGATTTGATTATAATTAAATTTATAATAATCATAAACAAATTCTTGAATGTCTTGTATTTCCGCCTCACCATCAAAAGGGACTGAATTAGCTGCATAAATAAATTCTAAATTATGTATTACTTTTTCTGCATCTGCTCTATTTGTAAATTTTTTGCTCGTGAAAGATTCAAACCCAGGCAATCCAATAAAATTTTTAAACATTATCTTATATCTTGTTTTTTTTACACGTTGATAATGGTGGAAAAGCGCAATGATTTGATAATCACCGCTTCCTGTACAATAATAATCAATTTTTCCTCTACCCATTAACGACCCCGAAGCATCACCTGTCCCATCAATTAAATCATACTCTTTTTCTAACTCATATCTATATTTTCTTTCAATTTCAGCTACAAATTGAGGCTTTTCAATAGAATAAGACGAATCATTAATATCCCATACTATATTTTTTATATCAATTTTTTCATTTTTAATCACGGGAAGTCCGGTTGAATAGTCAATTCTAAATTTATCAACTCCGAAAGACTTACCTATTCCATCCTCAAATACATCTGATTCAATATATTTCATATTGTTTTTTCGCTCGTAATCCCTTAAAAGAATACCTCCAATCTCTGCTGGGATCTCTGCTTCGGGATTAGTGGCTGCCTCAACTCTCCAGCCTTGACGTGAATTTCTTTGACTCCCTACAATCCTACGAATAAATGAAGCATTCACAGGCATTGAAAAAGGGATTCTACCCTGTCCTTTAATATCTTTTTTCTGTTTATCTGTCCAATTATCAGCTTTTAATCTTCCTTCGTTACGTTCAATTGTCCTCCATTTCTCGCTAAAAAAAGAATAAACTGCATCGTGGAATGCTAATAATTCCGAGATTGATAATGGTGTATTTAGCTCTTTCATAAACTTGTCTCTGTTAGTTCATAGGTATTTAATTCATAATCATTTAAATATTCCGGTAATCTTGCCGGCTCCCGGTATTCCTCTCTAAAATAATTTGGCATCCAAATTGAACATACAATCATCAATGCCCCTGCAATTACTCTATCATCATAACATTTTACACCAGGATTTGCTAATTTTCCCTGTGCCCCCATTTTACCGTGTGAATCTTTTACGAATGTTAAACATTCACTCCAAAATTCTTTTTCGGTATCTGTGAATAATTGTTTTCTAATCCATTCTTCTAAAAGATTAATCATATAAGGCTTTGTTTTACTATTAGTTATCCATCCAATTTCTTTTTTCCCAACTTCATATCCTTTTGAAAAATCTTCTCTGTAATACTGATTAACACCTAAATCAAATGCACGTGTGATTGTAGTTAATCCGTGATTGTTTTTTTCAGTTGCAAACTGGACTTTATTTTTAAGAAATATTTGAATCTTTTTTTGTTCATCGCCTAATAAATCTGCATCAATATGCCCCGACCACGTCAAGCATACTTTGTTATCCCGTCTATCTAAAACTTTTATAATACTTCTATCTCCCTGTTCTAATCCTTCCGCAACATCCGTACCCGCTGCAAATACATTATGCTCTTTTTCGTCAATTTTAATTTCTTTATGCAACTCTATAAAACCATTTTTATTTTCAACAAAAATTACTTTTTCGTCTTTCAAAATTAAATTACCCTTTACACCCTCGACACTTCTTTCAAAATTTCTAAAACAAATATCAACATCAAAAACAGGACGACCAGTCGCAAGAAAAGCCTCCCTCTCTGTCGTAGGATATTCTTGAAACATTTTATCTTTATCATTTTTAACTTTATTTCTTAGCGTGTAACGATACCAATTAACCTGCTCTAATTCTAATTTGAAATGTGTAATTAGATTTTTTTCATAATCATTCATTAAATCAATAAAATTTTCTCTTTCTTCTACATTCTCAAATTCTTTCCTGTATTCATCATTTTCGAACCAGGGGAAAAATAAAGGTGTCCAATCATTTTCATTGTTTTTTGCTGCTATATATGTGTCATAAAACCAGCCACCAATACCATTCGCAGTAGATTCAGCGACTACTAATGTGTTCGTCCTTTCAGGCACAACTTGTAATAATGCTAACATTCCTGCATCTGCATCACTCCAAAAAGCTACCTCTGAAGCGTGTAAATCTTGTATTGTATCTGAACGCCCTAATTTTTCTCTACTTTCCGCAGTTGCTATCTTAATTTCACTATTTAATTTCCCAAATTCTAATTTTTTCTCATTCGATTTGTTAAGCTGTGGTTGTAATTGAGACGGTAATTCATTATAAAAAGTTTTGAATATTTTAAATAGATTATCTGATGCTTCTCGAATATGCGCAATTATCATAGCTTTCCGATTAAACTGTGTAGAAGTTCTATGAAATATTTCAGCTTCTGTTTCAGTTGAAAACCCAATTTGTCGCGCTTTTAAAATAATTATTCTTGGGGGTTTATTGTTTTGGATTGATTCTTGAATTGCTCTATATAATTTCTTTTGGGCTTTATTACGATTGAATTTTACTATATCGCCATTTTTGTCTCTGATTTTCAGAAACTTTGCTGCATAACTTTCATAATCAAGTATTTTGTCTTTAATTTTATTTTTAATCTGTGCTTTAATCATAATTTTATTCTCTATAATTAAAATTTTTATATTTTTCGTCAAACAGTTTTTTCTTTTTTCTTAATTCAATATAATTTTTAGAATGTTTAATCTCTCTTTTGATTTTTTCTATCCAAGTATTTTTGCCATCATTTATAAATTTTCTTTTCATTTATCTAACTATAATTTATTATCAATAATTACTGAATTTATTCCGGTCGCCAGTAAATCTATCGTTTTATCATCATCTCCTAAATCATTTAACTTTAATTTATTACAAATCCCGTGTAATATTTCGTGCCATATTGTTTGCCATATATCATCATCACTAAGTTTCCCATCATCATTAAATATCCTTATAGTCCTTGTCCAAAAATCAATTTGTCCCCAGAGTGAGTCTCGTTTAAAAATATCAACTTCAGAGGGCTTGTCTGTATAAGTTATAGTATATGTTGCATCAAATATTTTTATTTTATTTGGAAGTTCACGTTGCATTTTTTGACTGCTCTCCGCTAAAATTTTTTATATAATATTTATTAATTTCCCATTCCCAATATTTTTTGTATAATTTTGCTAATGTTTTACTCTTAAACTTTCTTACTATACAAGAAGCATCTTCTGTTGTGCCTCTATATGCATCAAATCTTCTTACTTGGTAAGTATTATTTTCTTTCCGGATAATCCATTTAAAAAAAATTATGTCAAATGTATCGTTAGTGACTTTGTCTTTTACCCAACAAGGATTATCTGCTTTTTCTAATCTATTTCCGATATTAAAAATTAATAAATGTTTCAAACCTCACCTCTATTTATTGTTTTTATCACTCACCTATCTGAATTTTGTGGCTAACAATAATCACACTTCTCCCCGCACCTTACACAAATTCCTTACACAAATTTGATTTCAGTCTTAGTTTTAATCGAACTATTGTTAATCTCATTCTCACAATCGATAAGATTGTCGTAAAGTGCGGCTTTGTTAGGCACATCAATTGCTCTTAATTTATTTAAAAGCTCTAATAATATTTTATACCTATCCTTCATTTCAATTCTCTTTTTTTTACTGTTTTTTATAAATTGTTTTAACATATTATTTATTCTCTTTAATTATTAAGCTCTTTTTTTACAAACTTCATAAGTTCTTCATAAGTTTTATCTCCACAACCTTTCAATTTTCTAATCTCCTCATAAGTCTTCCCTTTTAAACATTCTAAAACGTCATAAGTAGTTATTATTTTATTTTTTGTGATTTGACATAACACATTATACGCTCGCCAGCTTAAATTGATTCTCTCATTAATCCTTTTTCTTTTCTTACTAAGAAACGGGAAATCTTCTTTATTATATTCTATTTGAGTGTCTATCATTTAATCTATCCTATTATTTTTTTTCTATTAAAATACACTAATCGCAACTTTTTTCTCGCTTCTTTCTCGGCTTTTCGTTTCTTTGCTGCAATTCTTTGTTTCTCAATCTTTTTCTGTGCTGCAGTTTTTGTTTTCTGTAATAAGATCCTATTCCAATTTTGAATTAATTTTTCCCGGTCTTCTCCGTAAGCTTTTGTAAAATAATTCGGATTCAGCATATATGATATTGAATTAATCTTTGTAAGCGTCATCATTGTTTTTTCAATGTGCATCAACCAGCGAAAATAATTATCGCTAATTCCTAAAACATCTTTCAAATCTTGTTTCGAAAATCTACTATCAAATGTTACAATATTTGTTTCTCTACGCATATATTGTATCAACAAATTCAAAAGCGGTCTAATAATAATCATATCATTGATTATTTCATCGTGAAATATAACTGACGATTTTTTATAATAATCACCGGTGCTTTTTATTTTTACAATTTTATAACCGGATTTTATTATTTCACCGGTTTTATTATCAATAATTTTGAAGTTTTTCATATCAACTCATTCCTCATTTGTTAGTTATTTCTAACACAAAATTAGTTATTTCTAACAATTGTATTTTTTAACTTATTTATTTTCAATATTTTATAGAACTTTTTCAAATTTTCTCTTTAAAGTATTATATAGAAATTCGTTTTTCAGTACAAACCTTTTTAGATTTTTGTGTTTTTTTTGTTTTCGTTACTATTTGTTTGATATAGTTTTTTAAATTCGTCATAATAATTAAATGTTTGATAAGTGTCTGCGGGTACAATTATATTGAGCAATTTTTCATCTTCTTTAAATTTGTAATAACTTAAAAGATTCGAGTAATATTTTCGCAAAAAAATCCGCTGCTGTTCACTATTTGATTTTTTCATTTTTACAACTCTTTCAAAAAATCTTCTAATGTTTTGTCTCGTGTTTCAATTTTTGATTCTGATTTTGTTGCGACTAATTTGTCAAGTAATTTTGTCAACATTGTTACAGTTGTACTTCTGACTTTTTCGTCTTTCAACGCAACTTTTAACGCTTTTTCTATTAGTTTTTTTCTGTTTGCTTCAAGAAGATCTTCGGTTGGTTTTTTGAGCTCGGCGATTCTTTGCACTATCTTTACGTTTTCAAATAATAAGCTTGCTTTATTATCAACTGAATTTCTTTTCCATTTTTTTGAGCTCGGATAAGCATCAAGATAACTTTCATATTGAGTTTTGCCAGAAACGATATTTTGACAAAAATTTTCTTGTTTCGATGTTAATCTATTCATTTTTGAACTCGATTGTCTTCATCTAATAATTTTGCGTCATCGTGTTTTAATTTCATTTAATATTCTCAAATGATTTTATTCTACAATGCAATTTCACATACCATCTACAAAAATCTGAATGCGCTTGAGTAATTTTCACACAGACTTGATTAAGATATTCGATTAAGATTACTGCAGCAACATTTTGAACATCGGGATAACTTTTATTGATTTGTTCTGCGATTTCATTACAAAATTTAATATTTTTTTGAGTCGCTTTTAATTTTTCTGTGATAAGTACAGTATAATCTGACATTTCGTTCTCTCCTTATGATTTGCAATGTAATTTACAAATTTTTTTAGATAAAAGTCGATTTTTTTTACAATTATATCTCTTTAAAAAACAACAACTTACAAAAAAAATAAAATATTTTGCATTTTTTACTTGACAAAAGTATATCTATTTCGTATATTATAAGTGCAATTAAAATAAACAAAGGAGATTAAAAAGATGAAAACGATTAACAAAACAGAAAAAGTAGTAACTTTTAAGAACGACCCCACAAAAGTAAAATTCTTTGCAAGTCAAGCGGCAGACTTAATATCTGCAAAGAGAATGATGGAAACAGATTTTGAAGGAATGGGTTATGACCCGAATTTTGATGCTGGTGTAGATGGTTTTGCAAATTATTTAGATAGTACAGGTACAAGATGGAGTGATTTTACGGATGAGCAGATTGAAGTTATCAAAGAAATATTTTGTTTATAATAAAAACGCAAAATTTCAAATTGAGACATTAAATGTCCAAAAAAAAATTAATCTTTGGACAAAAAAATAATTATTAACAGAAAAAAGAGGTACAAAATGAGAATTTTTCAAAGAACAATTGACAATGGACACGGTTATCAATTACTAATAATTGATAGCCACAAAAAAGTTATTTATCAAGGTATTTATGCTCATCAGGGAATGTATACCGGAGATGGCAATCCCGAATTTGTAGGCAAAAAGACTTCGGAAATTAAACATTTTTGGAAAACCTTTCACGAAATGAAAGGGGATGCAGCGATAGATACAGCAATAAATATTTTAGAAGAAATAGAAGAAGCAAAAAAATATTCTATTTAAAATTTTTAACAAAACTTTGGAGGTACAAAATGGAAACCACAGAAATAATTTCGACAGACTTAGTATTAAAAAATGACCCAACTTTCAAAATCGGAATAACCGCAGAGTTTGAAGAAGATTTTGAAGATTCTTATTTCCATCATATTCTTACTAATCAAAAATGTGAAAGATTAGAACAATGTTTCTATAATTGGTCTGAACAAGATGAAGAAGAAAATGAGAAGTGGGCAAAACTTAGGGAACTAATCGATGAAAATAGTGAGAATCTAATGCAGTGGATATATGATTCAGAAGGGAAAACGATACTGTTTTCAGATGAGGGGATTGAATATGAATAATTACTAAATTTATAATAAAAATTGGAGATTGAAAATGAGTAAAAAGAAATTAAAAGAATGGCTTAGGCTCTATGCAATCGGCAGCAAAACAGAAAAAGAAGAGATTTTGGAAATTCTTTTGGATTATATCAATGGATTAGAAAAAATAATTAAGGGAGATAAAAAATGAATATCAGAAAAGTCAGAGAAAAATTAGGGGTAAATCAAACTAAGTTCGCAGAAATTTTGGGGTTGGGTGCATATACTCGAATCTCTGAATATGAAAATGGACGCAAACCTTCGAAACAAGTTTTGATTTTACTTGTATTATTAGAGAGAGAAATCATTACGCCAGCGATTCTTAGGGATGTTCTCTCGAAAATTGAATTGGAGAATTAAAATGAAAAATCTTGAAATAACTAATGAAAAGGAAGCTAAAATTTATGCGCTCGGTATTATTGAGGGCTTAAATACAATTAGATTAAGTGTGTGGGGTTTTGGGTATGATGATGACAAAACGGCACAAATGATTCGGGACATAACAAGTAAAAAAATATTGGAGATTAAAGAAATATTGGATATAGATTATTTCGGGGAAGAGGCATTCGAGAATGTTAAAAAATATATAAAAACCAAGGAGAATTAAAATGAAAAGATAATTGAAATCGAATAATTGTTTTTCAATGGGGTGTATAAATTATGCACCCTTTTTAATTATTTGTAACTTCAATCCCATTAAGCACTTCTCTCAAATAAATCTTAATTAATTTTAAATCTGTCTTAGATTTTACGTGTCTCAATAAATTAAGTTCTTCATAAATATGTTCCCCTTTTATTTGCCGGATTTTATCTTCATATTGTTTTTGTCGTCCTTGATTGTGGATCCCATAAAAGTGTTCGCCGGCGGTGAGACAAATTCCATTTTTCAATTCATATCGTAATCGATAATTTGGTTTCCCAACAATATGATGGGCGTGCAGATTTTTAGTTCTTCCAGAAATCTCACTTTTATCATCTGCTAATTTCTTTATACATTTTGCCCAGAGTAAATCACATTCTTTTTTTAAACTCATATTATTCCCTATTGTTTCGTTTAATAATCGTTAGCGGTAATTATCGCCAACAAACAACACCGTAATAATGAGCTACCCCTTTTAAAAACCAATAACATTGATGCCAATAGTCATTTCCATTTAATTCATCTTCAAATAGTCTTTTGTGACAATATCCAACTTCAAAATCAATTTCTACATTATCAATGTTTGAAAGTATCTTTTTTTTAAAATTAACTACCGCTGCATATTCATCTCTTTGTTGTGCTTTATTTAATACTTTACGGTGTTTTGCATCTTGAATTTCTTTTTTTTCGTAGTACTTTTCATCTAATTCAATTTTTATCATTTTATCTCTCCTTTTTTATTGTCCAAAATATTACTTTTGTCTATTATTTATGAAATCCCATACTTTTTTACCGAATATTGTGTTCATCGCTGTTTCAAAAATGTATTCGTCGTAATCATTATCCTCACAATATTCTTTATCATTATCAATAAAATCAATATAGGATTGACAAATATCTCTCAACGATGTTAAATCAATTTCTTCTGCTTTTAATTGTTTTGGCTTTTTCATTTTTTCCCCCATCCCTTTAATCTCCAAAAATCTTTTTGCCCTTTTTCTATCCACACCGGTTTTCCAAGCCCTAAATCAACTATATCAAAAAGAGAACTCATTGGACTCAATACAGTTGCTTTATTTGTTGCTTCCTCATAAGTATAAATTCTAATTTTTTTGTCGTATTGAATAAATTCTGCGATGTTCGGTAGTTTATCCCATCCGCCGTAATTATCAATCACATAATTGACAGCATCTATTATTTTTCTATCTGAAAATTTATTATCCGCAAATCTATCTTTCAAAATATCTAACATAATTTGCGGAAATTTAGGGAAAGCTTTTTTAATCCTTTCAATTCCTCGTACAATCCCGGCTTTTGTCGGTATTGATTTTTGATACAAAGATATTTGGCTAAATGTATCTGTCGTCATTTGCGATTGATTCGGATAATTCTCTCCATTCCTTTGCTGTAAATCCGTTATTGTTTTGCTTATGTGTTCCATATTTTTCCTCTAATATTTTTATGTAATTATCTTCATTTTTTATAATAAAATCAAATGTGATTACCCATCCATTTTTATTTTCGCCTAATAAAAAACTTTGTGTTTCTACCTTACGTAAAATCTCGATAATATTAAAATCATTATTTTTTAATCTTTGCCGGATTTTCTTTTTTCTGCTTTCTGTTAGTTTAGTAACTTTTGATAAATTATATCTTTCAGCAAAATAATTCCAGGTGTCTAAAACTTCTTGATATGGGAAATCTGTCTTTACACCTTTTTTATTAATAACTTCATTTTCATAATCAACTTCATCTTCAATGTCATTTTCATCTTCAGTAATTTGCTTATCTTTTTGCTTAAGCAAATTATGTTTTTTTAAATTAGGATTTCCTCCTTTTTTCCCTGCATTTGACCTAATTAAACTTAAATTATTGTCTTTTATCATCCTTTTTTGACATAAATTATCTTCTTCAATATATAAAACTTCCTCTTCTATTAATTCAATTAAAGCATTATAGATAGTATCATAGTCAAAAGGGAGTAGTTTAACTAATTTAGAAACAAAATTTTTAGTTTGGTTGATTGATTGCTTATCTTTTTGCTTAAGCAAAATAGTACCATAATTTTTTGATTTATGCATTATACACATTATTTTGATATAAACACCTTGAGAAGATGCAGAACACATATTCAATTTTTCATCAGTTAAATAATCCTGAACATACAAAGGAAAATATGGTTGATTTCTAAGAGCCAATATAAGCCTCTTCAATCATTTCCTCTAATATCTCTTTCCATTCATCCCAATTATCTGAATCTAATGCAATTTGTTCTAATGTTTCAATTGATAAACCATTTTTGTAAGCATTTTTTAAAATTATTATTGCCAATCTGTCGTTGCAATAATAAAATCTTTTTCTCAGAATACCCCGAATATAATATAATTTTCCTAAATCTGGATTAGCCATTTCAAGCTTCTTCATATAACAAACGCCACGTATTTTATTAAATGCCGTTTGTATATTAGGATATGTTTTAATAGCAATATTAATAGCATTTATAACCTCATTAAAATCATATTTAGATAATAATTGTTTGAGAATAAAAAAACCGATTTCTGTTATTTTTGCTCCTGTTTTATTTTCAAAATATTTCTTTATTTTTTCAGCAGTTTCGTTTTCAATCTCAAATAATTTTTCTTGCCATTCAAGTGCCATTTTTAATTGCTCACGGCGTTCCTGTAATAAATGAGCCTGTTCCATTTTCTTTGAAACTTCAGTAGAATCGGTAAGTTTCTTTGCGCCTTTCCCACGATTACATTCGAAACAAGATGTAATGAGATTCATCATATCATTTTTACCGCTTTTTGAAATTGGCTTTATATGATCAATTTCTAAAATAATATCCGGTGATTTTCTTCCACAATATTGACAAGTGAAAGAATCTCGTTTGAAAACTTCAAATCTTATTTTTTTTGATATGCTTTTACGTTTAGTAGTCATTTTAAGCCTCCAAAAAAGAAGCCGAAACATAAATCTCCGCAGTAGCGAGTACAAAACAGGGACTCACAAAAGATTTATAATTTCGGCTAATATTTAATTTTGGATTCATAATGTTTTGTTTTGTTAATTTCTGCATCTATAATATACTAATTATTTTGATTGATACAAAATTATTTTTTTATTTTTTCCAAAAAAATTCATCTTTTTCTTTTGAAGTTTGCTTTATATCTTCTTTTTTAAACATCTTTTTTCCTTCTGTCGTATAATTAATAGTTAAACCGATTTATAAATACGTATTTCTGCATCATCTGAATCATCTTCAAATTCTATCTCAGCAATCCAATAAGTTCTTAACAAAGCCCAGCCATCTTCCGAAAATGGATGCCTTCTGTTTATGTGATGAAACAAGAATGTAATGAAGTATCCATCATATATTCCATATAATGAAAACCAGAAATATGAATATCTTTCAGGTGCTTCATTAGCGTTTTTATTTTTATATTCCTCAGCAAGATTATCATATTTCTTTTTAATTTTTTTAATTTTTTGTTCAAATAGTTTTTTGTTTTTATTCTTTTTTGCAACACATTCTTCAATAATTTTTATTGCGGTTTTTATTTCAGTATTACCAAATCCTACAGTCATAATAAATCTCCCTTCAGATTAACTTTTTTCCTATTTGTTATTCGATTCCCTTTCCCTTTCTTTTTTATTCCAGCTTGAACGATGAGAGCGTCAAGTGTAGTATGAGATATGCCTAATTTTTTACAAACATATTTGTTAGAATTGTTATGATATAATTCTTCTAATAGCTTTTTACTTATTTCCATTTTTGTTTTCCTTTTATTAATTTAATATACTAAAACTAATATCAATATGCAAATTAAAATTCAATGTTTTTTATTTTTTCCAAAAAAATTCATCTTTTTCTTTTGAAGTTTGCCTAATATCCTCAATCATATAGTACACATCTTTGTTTTTATTACCGATATTTTTTAATAGAAATTTATCAATTATCTGCTTTATCTCGTTGTCTTTGACGACAAGATCCCAGTGATAGTAAATCCTAAATCTTAATTTTTTCATAAAAAATTTAACCGTTTTTTCAAAAACTTAGCTTCTTCTTTTATTTCTTTTAAATCTTTATAAGTTTCTGTACTTCTTGCCTTTCCGATTTCGACTTTTTTAATAAACTTATCTGCTACAAAAATTGAATGATTTATAAATCCTGATAATATTATTATTTCTGCTCTTTTTATTTTATTAACCTTACCAATTGTATGATTTGAAACCATCGCCAGCGCTTTATTTAATCCGTGTTTATTTATTATCTCAATTGCTTTGTCGGCAACATCTGGGGCTAAATTTATCATAATTTGTAAAAATTTTGCATCATCTATCCTTGTTTTTTCAATAGCATTCAATCTATTGACAAGTTTGTCATATTCTATATTACTTGTTGAGTTTCTTAATTCATCTAATATGTTCTTATCTTTTCCCATTTTGTTTCTCCTTTTATAAAAAACCTAATAATTCTTTTTCAATAATTTCTTTTGTTATGCCTATTTCTTCGATGATTTTGTCCAGGACCCGGCTATAAACTTCTTGAAATTGATCTTCATCCATATTGGCAAATGAAATGCTGTCGGCTTCGTAATAAATCCCTTTGCCGGTGTTATAAGCTTTGAAATATCCTGCTGCCATAATTTTGAGTTTTCGATAAACATCAAAAGGAATGTCTAATTTAGTATTTTGGAATCCAACTTTAATTAGAGCATAAAATTTTTTATGAAATTTATAATTTCGAGTTTTTTTAATTTCAACTTCATAAACATCATTAGACATTCCTTTGAGATACTCTAAAGATTCAATATTAATAGGCGTCAAATAGAAGCCGTCTTTGAATATTTTTTTTAAATGTAATTTCAAAACGGCAAAATATCTAATTGATAATCAAGTTTATTATCTATGATTTGTTTTTTCAAAGCGTTAATATGAAGTAATTTTTTATCTGTATCTTCAATTTTATCAACCTCACTTTCTAAATTTTTAATTTCTTCAATAGTTTTAACTTTTCTAATTCTATCAATTAATTTGTCTTTTGCCGGTTCTTCTTTTGCCGGTTCTCTTTCTGATAATTCTTCTTTCCTTTCTTTTTTCACGCCTACGGCTAAAATATGTTCCTGTGGAGTAAGTGAATCCCACCATTTTTTTAATTCTTCAATAGTTTTGCATTGAGCTGCTTCTTCAGTGAAATTTCTGCTTTTTACTTGAGTAGATTTTTGTTGAGTTTTTACAATGCCGGTTTCATTCCAAAAAGGGTCTTGATCTTTTCTTCGCCACGAAGTTTTGATTTTAAGAGTTTTTTTATCTTGTACATAAACTTTAACCGCATATTTTTTAATCCATTCACGAGTAAATTTTGGTTGCCACAATTCTTTAGCAATGCCTAAATCTTTGCAACATCTTACAAGACAGTCAGATTTTGCAGATTCGTAAGCACTTGCCCAGGATTGCATCGGATTATTAAAATGAAATTTCTGCTCCCCCATTGCCCTTGCGACAAATTTACCCCTAATAAATAAAGAGCCATCAAAAAAAATATAATTTGTTTCAGAGTCTTTGATTATTTTATGTTGTATTAATGCCCATTGTCCGATTCCCAAAGATTTATTTAATCTATCTCGCACAAAAACTTGAGGGCAATAAATAAGTCCATCGGGGCGGATCTCAATATCGTCATCATCAATGGGTTCTTGAAGTTTGACTTGTTCTTCATCTGTGATAATTAGTTCTGAAGCATTATTATACATTAGAATTGTATCATTCCGTTTCGGTTCTTTGAAAGATCCTGGAATAGATTTTTGTAAAGAAGTATTTCCAATATTTGTTACGTTTTCGTTTGTTTGCTTATTTGTTTCAATCTTACTCATTTCAATCTCCTTATTTAAATTAAATATTCTTCTTGAATAATTTCCTCGATTAAATCTTTTTTTAGTTCTTCAAAGCGTTCATCGGGAAGATATTCTAAAATTTCAATCATTGATTGTTCTTTGAGGAATTCTTCTAATTCTTGTTTTCTAATTTCTTCTTTTTCCAATACTGTTAGTAAATCCATTTAAACCTCTCATTTTATTTGAATATTCTGTTTTTCAACTATTGCCAACCCATCCGGTAATTTACCCCCTTTTTTTGCAAAGTTTTTAACATCTGCTTTTTTCAATCTCTTTTTAATTTCAACAAACTGAGGATAAGTCTTTTCTATATCCTCAATGTCAAAAAATTCACTTTCTATGAGTATAGAAGATTTTCGCCAATTTATCATAAAATCTTGAGTGTAAATTTTTTCGCCTTCGGGGACGTATTGAGAGAGTATTTTTTTAATTGATTCGGCAGTTGTTTTGTAAATTTTTTCTAATTCTCTAAGCCGTGAAAGTTTTTTATTAATTAAATCTGCAAGTTCTAAAAATGAGTGGAAACTTTCAGTTGCACTGGCGATAATTTCATTTTTTGTCTTACCGATATGCTCTAATTTTTTAAAAGCTTCGGGGTCAATTTCGCCGGTTTCTTCATTTACATATCTTATCAAAATATTTGTTTCGGTATTTTGTAAAGATAATAGTTGCTTTCTTAATGTTGTCGTATCCATTTCTATCTCTTCAAGATTAATAAAATAATTGCTTTAAATATTAACAATAAAAAATATTTACTTTTGCCGTTTACAACTACAAATTTTTTGCCTTTTTTAAGCTGAATTGTAGTCGTCTCTTGATAAGAAAAACAATTTAAAATTAAATTATCTCTCATTTTTATATCTTCTATAAATATCTCTCGCAAAAGGTAACATCCAGGAAATTACAACACCTAACGAGAGAAGAATCAGCCAAAATAAAGTTAAACTTTTCATTTATCTCCCGTGAATGAAACTAAAATATCCTGGAAAATAGGATGAAGTTCTTTCTTTTTAGCTTCTTCGTAAAGAATATCTTGCGCAACCCTCATCCCTGCCGGTGTAAGTCCCATTACTGTGTTCGGAACGCCTGTCTCAACATTTATCCGTTTATCCATATCGAACAGCCAAGTTTTTTTTCTAAGTCCGCAGGTGAGCCTTGTTGCTGATGTAATAGGAATATGTAATGCTCTTGCAAGTGAATGATTCGTTACACTTGTCCCATACATATACTCAAGCGCTCTTTTTTCTTGCGAAACATCTGCACGTTTCTTACGAAGTTGAAAATAGGACTCATTTCTTATTTGAGTTGACTTCATTTTGTAGCCTCCTTATTTTTTAATGAATTCTCTTTTTTTATAATATAGTTCTCGATTTTTTGTCTAAGAGTTGGATAATAAGTTGTGTGAATTGCTCGCCAGATGTGAGGTTCGGATTTTTTAAAGATACCGGCAAGTGAAGTTTGTTTTAGATTTAATTGATGAAGCTTAATAATTATTTCTTTTGATGTCATTTTTTTCTCTAATTTTATTTTTGGAATTTGTTTATGACAAAGATAATAAATTATTTATTAAAAAACAAATAATTGACAAACAAAATTAAGAAAAAATTATATATTCACGTAAGTTGTTGTTTTTTAAAGAGATAAAATTAACTTACATCACGAACAAACCAGCCAATTTGAAACTTCTTTTGAGTAGGGCTATTCTCAATGATTGAATTGTGGTATTTTAGAAGTTCAAAAATGTAACAAGCACGAACTCCAGGTTGAAAATTTGATAAGATTTCTTTGAGGGTTTTTTGTCCGAAGATGCCATCGATTTCTAAATTTAAATTATAGTAAACATTCAAAGTTTTTTGCAGGATCTTGACAGCTCTACCCTTTCCGATGTTCACAGAAAGATTAAATATTTTCTCGGCGAGTTGATAATTAAGTTCGTTATAAAGATCATTCCAATATTTCAGATAAAATTCTTTTGCTTTAAAAAGTGCATCATCAATTTTACCTGCGTTGTATAAAAAATAAATTTGTTCAAAAGTTTCAGGATAATTTTTTTTTGTAATTCCGTAAATGGTTTTACCGCCTTTATCAAATTGATTATTTGAATAGATACCTTCGTCACGTAATAATTTATTAAAAGCTTTTTCGTACCATCCTTTAAAATATGTCATAACTTACTCCCACCCCAAAGAAAAAATCTAATTTTTGAGATTGTACTCCAACCCCGTAACCGCCAACAAAACCTAAGTGAAATTTATTTTTAACGAATTTTGTAATTTTAAAAGTATCAATTCTCGTAAGATAATTTGTAATAGTTTTTTGTCTGATTTTTACATCGTGAAAAGAGAAATCGGGGGTATCATAATTAACTACCCCCGTAACCGAGTTTTGGAGATTGAAATGAGCCGATGCGTGCTCTCCAGCCGCATTGACGTAAAATGTATCTGTAACAGTAATGTATTTATTAATATAAATGATTGAATCTTTTACAACTGTTATAGTGTCTGTTTTGCCTTTAATGTATTGAGTTTTAATTTTTATGTTCGGGAAATAACTATAAATAAGCCCGAATACAATTATTAATATAGCTAAATATAAATAAATTTTCATTTATTAAACCAATCTTTTACATATTCAGCCATATTAGGGACTGTAAAAACTAACACTAAAAATCCTATCCCTAAGCCCAAACTTTCATAATTTTGTACAGTTTTTAATAGAGAAATAGTAATAAATGTTCCGACACCAACACAAAATGCGAATAATTTTCTATACCCTTTCATTTTAACTCCTTTATTTTAGTTCAATATATTTGATGTTCTGTTTATTTAATAGAGCCTTCAAATTAAATTTTATCTCTTTCAATAAAGATAAATCTACTGACTCTCGTATTTTTTGATTTGAAATAGATTTCTCAACTTTTTTTAGTCGTGGGATAATAGTTTTAGTTATTTTATGCTCAACAAAATTCTGCATCTGTATTTTAGTAGGTTTACTGTCAATTTTAGCCTGCATTACGCCAAAATTAAACCCTGTAAGAAATATCCCTATCCCTATTGTCCCAATTAACCATTTCCAATTCTCTGTCCAAAAGTTTTTAATTTTTGTCATTATATTACCGTTTAAATTTTTTATAATTTCTTAACATTACTCTTTTACGCAAAATCCGTTTGCTGATAATCCTTGCCTTTCGGCACTTTGTAATACTTTATTGTTGCCATTTATTTCTCCTTGTTTATATAAATCATATATTCTACGTTTTCTCTCTAAATATATATTTGAATTATCATACATCTTACCAAGAATGTCCAAACTTTTTTTGCCATAAATACCCAATTGGAAAGCATTAGAACGGTTGTCTTTATATACCCTCCCTAATTTTAAAATATTTTTCAGACTTTCTATTATTTTTTTTGCCCCAGTAAAATTTATACCACTAATTGACCTTTTCCCATTTTTCTTAGTGTAACCAGATATAAGCATACTGCCATCGCCATCAAAATAGCCTCTTAATAAATCATAAAAATAATTATTATTATAAATAAGGTCATTAAATGAAATTGTCTTAGTTTTTCTATATCTGCCTCCAATTGCGATAAGGTTCTCTACCAATTGTTTATTGCCTACACGTAATTCAAAAGTCTCATTTGAATTACTGTAAATTTTATTTTTAACATCCATCGTTTTTGCAATAATTTCTAAATGTGATTTGTCTTTTGAAACAATGCTAAAATAGTATCCCCCAGATTTCTTCATTATACATCCATCTGCTAACCAATAACCAAGTATATAATGCTTCTCTGGTGTGTCCATATCAAAGAAAAACCTATCAATTATAGTTATAATTTTTTGCATTAGCTTTAGCCCCATTGCTCTGCCATTGCTTTCGCAATTCCCTTAAAAGTTCTTGACCTATTTTTGGAAGTTGTACTATACCACTTAGGATTAGTCCCGCCATTACCACACTTGTAAAATTCTCCTTTGCTTACAATTTTTGTAGGTTGTAATTCCGGTAAATTCTTTACCCATAAACATGTCCTTTTGCTTTTTGATTCTCCATGCTGATAAGGATAAATTATTTGTGTATATACCGGCAATTTTGCAAATCTATGAGGGACTGGGTTCTCTAAACATATTTTTGGGATATTCGCATTTAATAATTGCATGAAAAATTCTTTTGCTTTAATCATTTTTGCCCATCTATCTTTTTGTTTTTTCAGATATTGAACGCCAGCATTTGAAAGATATGTGCAAGGTGGATGTGCAATCATCAAATCCCAATTATTATTTAAGATTTCCAAAACATTGCCTTGAATATGTTTCCCGGCTTCCTTTGTTTGTTCGCTTTCAGTTGGAAGTAAATCGCAACTCCATACATCATGCCCTCTATTTTCAAAAGCATCCCTTACAACTCCACTGAATTCACAAGCTATTAAAATTTTCATAGTATTATTATTCCAATTGCCACCGACAAGAACACACATTTTTAAGCATTACCCAAGGCGGATTTTATCCATCCGCCTAATAATTTACCAATTTCACTAAGTTGCCCACTCAATATTCCATATTGTTTTGTTGAAATAAATTTCAAATCGTGAGCAATCCTTATCCTAAATCGCAATAAATCAAGTTGCACATCTGCTTCGTAAAGCAGTTTCTTTTTATATGCAGACTTATTTGCGACCAACATCATTTTCAACATTTCAAAGAACGTAAGTTTTATATCTGCACTTAGCACAAATTTTTCACTTTTCGGAAAGCGTTTCAATACATTATGCAAATATAAATAACAATCATACGCTTTCTGTAATACAATAAGTTTCGCCATAATTAAACCCTGTAATGAATATTCCTATTCCTACTGTCCCAACTACCCACTTCCAATTTTCTGTCCAAAAGTTTTTAATTTTTGTCATTTTAAACCTTAATAAACAATTTAGAAATTTTTAAAAAAGGTACTTCAATTGTTTCGCCGATTGCTGTTTCATTGTAAATTAAAAATTTTTATAATAATTTTAATTGACCATCATAAATACATTTTAATATAATTGGACTTCCACCTTCAACTACTTTCCCTGCTGTTGAACTTATACCAAAAACATCTCCAAATATTGCTGTTGTAGTTGCTGACATATTCAATCTTTCTTCTTGAATAACTCCTTTAATTTTTACATCACCCCAACCACCAGGCACAATATTTTCCATAGCAATTCCTAAAAAATCACTTGCCAAATCAGTATTAAGCATTTTTTTAATACTAAAACTATCATCTTGTTTAACTGCCATTCCTTGAAAAATACTAACAATTTCATTATTTTTATATTTTTTCAAATTGTTAATTTCTTTTGGATAAAATGTTTCTATATATTGATAAGTTGTTGATGCAAGTGCACCAGTCAAAGATATATTAATAAAATTTAATATATAATCATTTGTTTGTGCTGTAAAATCTTCATTAAATGCAATTGTTTGTGAAACACCACCATCAACATCAATTATTAATGTTTTATTTATAACACTACAATCACCAAGTCTTTGCCCCAAAGTAATAAATGCTGTATTTAATTCACCATAAACATAACCATTAATATCCACAGCACCATCAAAATAATGAGCATTAAGCATTAAATCATCAACAGCATCACCACTTACTCTAATTGTACTTGAAGTTCCCAAAGAATTACTTGTAATTGTAAACATTTTATAATTATAAGCATCACCAAGAGTCATTTTACATATAAAATCTTCAATACCAGATGCAATAATAGTATTTGGCAATAACTTATTGTAATCTTGCTGGCTATATTTAAACCAAAAATGATTATTAAAAGAACAATTTTTAATTATAATTTGGTCATCTTGCTTACTTCCTAACACCATAAATCTTGCTGCATTATTTGTTATATCATTTGTCACACATTCACAATTTTCCAAATAAATTTTACTTGCCATTGTAACTGAGTTAGCAGCAGTATGACAAGCAAAACCATCTTTATTTTTTGAAATAAATGAAGAATTTTTAGCAATAATTGTTGTGCCCCAACTTTCACCGCCACCAAATGCATCTTGTGAGTCCCACACAGACGTTCCCCAATATGCATCAGCTTCATCATTTCCCAAGTGTTCAATGTGACAATTTTTTATTTTTTGTGTTGCCGGCGCAGAATAAACCGAAGAACCAGCATCATTATGTATTACATATCTACAATTCTGACCCGTGATAGTAAGGTTTTCCAAAGTTACATTTTGTGATGTTGTGCCATTATGCATTTCAATAGTAGAATTGTCTTGTATTGTAGCCTGCGCAGTTGATGCCGGATAATAACCTTTAATTTGACATTTATCCCTTGACATACCCCTTAATGAAACATAATCTTTCATTTGTAAATGAATTTCTTCATAAACACCCTCATATATTTCAATAATATATGGTTTTGAATAACTTGCATCCGTAATTGCCGCCAATGCGCTTGCTATTGTTGAATAATCACCACCACTTTTTTTAACTGTTACTGTTACAGTTGCATCATCAACAGCATTTGCTGTTAATCCATTTTTATCAAATTTATCTTGTAAGGCTAATTCCAACAATGGTGAATAAAATTTATCATCTCCATCCCAAGCACCAAGTAAAATTCTATTATCTTTAAATACATCGGCGTTTGTCCATCCAGATACTATTGTAATATCTGCGACTGTTTTGTTTTCTACCGTAGTATTTAGTGACATATCATAAGTTAAATAAGCACACCTATTTGATGCATCAAGCGTAAATGAACCGGCAGCAAGAGCAACATAATAACCGTTTCCTTTCAATATATACAATGTATTGCTCCAAGAAAGCGTTCCGCTTGCTCTATCATAAACAATATCTCCACCATCCATTATGAATCTATTGTTTGGCTGTCTGCCTATGGATTGTTCTGCCAGATTTCTTAATTCTCCATATACACCGCCATAGGCATTATAAGCAATAACATGAACATTTAAATTATCGGCAACAGATAATGAACTATTCCATACTGATGTTTTTACTGTAGTTGTTCCATATCCTGTTGTTGCCCAATCTGGTAATCCATCTATATATAAAATTTCATCACCTAATATTGTAATACCACCGGATGGAATTGTAACATATCCGCCCTTACCATTAAAAAAATACAAGGTGCCTGTCCAATAAAATTTACCTACTGTTTCATCAAAAAACACCTTACCATTTGTAATCAAACCAGGATTTCTAACAGACACATTAGCGGCTCCAGATAAAAAAGCATCCATCAAAAATCCATATACATTATCATTATATCTATTTGCAAGTACAACAATCCCACTATTCCCTATAACAGTACTTATACTATTCCAATCTTCTTGTATTATAGTTTTTGCCCCTTGACCACCTGTTATAGTATCTGACATTGTAATATAAGCAGCATAACCATCTGTCATAATTAAAGAGCCTGCTGTAATGCTACACCATCCACCTAATCCATTTTGAACTATTAAATCTGCTGACCAAGTAAATGTATAAGTTGATTTATCATATGTTATTATGCCACCGCTGGTAATAAATAAATTTCTTGGCATCCATATTGGATTTTGGATACCCCCTACTTTCAATTTATAAGCATCAGTAGCATCAAAATGATTGGCTATTGTTGTTAATCTATCTTCACCATGCCATATGTGTTCATCATACAATAATGGTGATGTACCGCCATTAGAATCAATCCAAATTTTATATTCACCATCAGCTAAATCAGCTAATGAATAATAGCCAGGATTTGTTGTGCTTTCAGTTAGCTGTTGGGCGTTAGTGGGATAAGTATCTGCTTGAGGTGTTACCCAAACGTTAGCACCTGATATTGTCGCCCCTGTAGCATCTCTTAATGTTCGTATAAATTTACTTGTTGCTGCCATTTAATATTCCATTTATTTTTTTTAATTTTTTTTAAATAAATTTCCATCTCCTCTTTCTAAAAAAATAATCTTTTCAGTTTCTTTTACCTAATTTTCCCATTAGCCACCTCTTTGATAAGCTCTTAAAGCACCTGATGTTAATTGAATTTTTGTGAAACTACCTACAATAGTTATTCCTCCCGGGAATGTTATGGAACAATTATAACTAATATAATAGGCAGTTGCATCTAACATTGTGCCTGTAGATAGAACTGTGATTGTATTATTAGTGTAGTCAATAGTATAATCCGTACCCTCTGTATAGGTAGTTGCTCCGTCTATTGTTTTAACTACTACCGAACCACTTATAGGTTTTTGTGCTAAAGTTACAGGAGTATCAAATTCAGAAGTGAAAGATTCATCTGTGATAGACGTTAAACTTCCTGTAGTGTCAGATTCAGTTAATTTAGTAAAAATTGTATCGGAAATTATTTGTAATGATATAAAATCTCCAGTTACTAATGAAGTCCCTGTGATATTTACTACTCCAGCTTGACCAAATTTAAGATTAGCTGAATCTCTTACTGTTAATCCATACATTGTGACCTCCTTTTAAGGTTGTTTGCATACCGCCAATGAAAGCATAGCAAACTTTTTTATTTTTTCCATTTCCTGGCATTGAGAGCAAATTGCTTACGTTTCTTTGTTAATGCTGAATCGCCTTTTTTTACTTTTAATTTTGAAAGTGGAATCTTTTTACCTTTCTTAACTTTTAATTCTTTATGTAATGCTCCTTTTTTAAGTTTTAACACCATTTTCTTACGTGCCATTTTATCCTTCCTTAAGTTAATAAAAAAAAATCATTTTAGGGTTACAATTTTATTGATAAAATTAATTTCTTTGATTTTATTTGGCTCGACATTAATCCTACGAGCAATTTCATTAAATATATTTGATTCAATATTTTCTAATAATTGTTTTTTTAGATTAATATTTTCCAATTGTAAAGCTTCATTATCTGTTAGTCTTTCTGTTAGTTTTTCTGTTAGTTTTTCATTTTTCATAATACACTCACGATTATTATACCAATTAAGGCTTGTAATAAAATTATTTTATTTGGGATAGGTTTAGATTTATTCCAAAACCATCCTATTGGTGTCCAATACATCCACGTCCATCCTGTGGGGAATTTATATCCCCCAATTATATAGTATAGAATATCCTGTAAACCGAATATATGTAAAATTACTGCGTAAACCATAATCATTAAATTATATTGAGCTATTAAAATTAATAAAGTGATTTCAAATAACGTTTGTATAATACGATAATATTGTAAAGTGTTCAAATATAAGTCTAAATTAACAGATTTAATTTTATGCATTATACCTCCATATCCCAATAAATCAAAATAATTAAAAATTAAGATAAACCCAAATGCCATATAAATAGACCCCATAAATAATAACCCAAATCCTACCAAAAAGCTTAAAGTTAATTCCCATTGTTTTAATATATCAATTGTCATACTAAATTTTGTCACTATTTTACTCCTTATATTAAGCTTGAGTCCAAGATGTTATTATATTGTTTTTTATCCTGTATTATTCCTGTCGTTTTAATTTTTCTTGAGCTAATTTATTTAAATAATCATTTGAATTTTTACGCATTGAGATTAATTTAGCTCTTGCATTTAAATATTCATTGCTATTTCTACCATACTTTTTTAATATCTCTCTTACATATTTTAATTGTTTTGAAATAGCTTTTAATTCGGGTGATTTAGTTTTATTGGAATATTCTTGACCACCTTTTGTTGACCATATCCCAAATATTGGGGCTTTAATTTCATCTTGTACAGATGTTACATTAAATAGTTTTTTGCCCGATATACTTTTTACTTCGCCGTTTATATCAGTAATCAAACCATCAATTATATTGTTAATTTGAGCACCTCCGCCCATCCCTAATGCTCCTAATCCGAAGTTTACCCCAAATTTTCTTAATCGTTTAGCGTTCCCATAATTAAGATAATCTTTCCCAGCCTGTATTATTTCATCTCCAATTTGTATTGTAGTAATTGGAACTCTATCCCCAACATATTTATTGCTTGTTGCTTTTTGAATATACCTATTAGTGATATTCCCCACAAATGGAATAAATGTTCCAACTCCAGTCTTTTTTCGCCCAGTTAATGCTTGTGAATATAAGTTTGCAAGATAAATACCAATTGCCAAAGCGAATAACTTCCCAAATCGCTGTCCATATCTTAATTGCATTGCTCCTTTGTTCTTTGTTCCAATTTCTTTTATATGGTTAAACATTTCCAAACTAAAACTTTGGAATGGGAAAACTGCTTTTAGTACATCACTATTCAATATTAAAGGTCTGTTTTCTCTATTGTACATTGATTGTGTCCTCTGTGCAACTAAATCAGCATAATCCAAAGCATCTTGACCTTTATAACCCAAGTCTTTTGCTTTATCTAATCCAGCTATAAATGACATTTCGTGTAAATATTTTTCTTCAATAGCACTAAATACCGATAAAGCATCATTCCATTTATTTATTTTAGTTCGATATATTTTATTTGCATAACCTCGTCCCTCACCGACTGCATTTGATAATATATCAATACTTTTAATTTGTAATGATTCGGAATTTTCTCTTGCATATTCACGTACTCCCCTTTTAAGTGTTTTGATAATTGCCCTCGTAGCGTTTATATATCCGGCTTCCATAGGAGTATTCATTATATATGATAATGGTTGTGTCGCTAAATTCCACGAAATCTTTCCGGTTAAAAATACATTGTTAATCATTGTGTTATATTTCACTAATGCTTTTCTGCCTTTAAGACCAATACTTAATGCAGCATCAAGTTTATGTTGTTTGCCTACAAGCCCTGTTCTAATATATTCATCCCAATATTTAGCAGAATTATTTAATCCTCTGCTTTTTAATACACTGTTTTGAGCTTTTAGATATTCAATTGCCGGACTAATATAAACATCTTTTGAAATTGCATTGTTATATCTATCTACGAGTGCAAAGAAATTCCTGTCTGCATTAGGTAATTCTTCCAACATTCTTTTATGTGCAAATGGGTTTTTAACTTCATTTGGGATAATAAAACTTAAATTGTCTGAAATTGTTGCTTTATTCCCAAGTAAATCACTCCATAACCAACTTTTTTGTAAATGAGGGACGTAATTTCCTCTATATTTTATCGGTTCTTTCCCCATTATTGCACGAATTTTATTAGCATCTTCCCTTAAATCATCTAAATATTTTCTAACATCATTTACTAAGGTTTTATATTGGCTCGGGGTTTCTTTTACCTTTTCTAACCAATCGGATAATAATAATCCATTTCGTTTATTTATCTTAAAATTATGTTTGCTCATTAAAGAACGGAATCTACTATCATATCTTATTTT